AGCCATGTTTAATTGACGAGGTCTTTCCGGCGTATCAATTAAAAGAAAATAGACACTGGTTTTATAATCGATCTAAGCTTGAATTTAGATTCTCCTGGAATAAAAAAAAGGTCTATATTTTTACCGCGGAAAAAGCTATTGCCGGACCTAACCTTGCTTACATGTTAATCAATGAGCCGTCTTTAATCCCTTATATAAGAATTAAAGAGGCGCGCGCCAGGGTCAGAGCAAAATCTCCTTACTCTCAAATAGGTTATTTCGGAACTCCCGAAGATCGCTACCTATGGATTGAAGAATTTATCTCTAAGAGCGAAGAGCTTAATGAGAGAAAGCCAGGCAGTTTTAAAAAGTGGCACGCCAACACTAAGCAGAATACTTATCTTGACGATGATTACTATGACAGGCTTATCAGTCAGTACGACGAGAAGGCGGCAAAAGTTTTTACCGACGGACAAATTCTATCGCTTAATGAAAATTCTTTTTATTATGCGTTTAGTGACGCGAATATCAGCGAGCATGCTAAGCAAGTACCTAACGAAAAGATTTACGTCAACATGGATTTTAACGTTGGAAGAATGACGGCGACTTTCGCACACAAGCTGGGCGACCACACTCATTATTTTGACAACGTAGAGCTTGCCGGCAACTCGGACACGCCACAGATGGCGCAATATATTCGCGGCAAGTACGGCGTCAATGTTTTTTTAACTATCGATGCTTCTGGTAAAAACAGAAAAACCACAGGAGCCTCAGACTATCAGCTATTAATCCAGGCGGGATTTCCGCAAGAGAATATTAGAATGAAGTCAGTCAATCCGCGCTTAAGGGAGAGGCAGCTTCTTGTTTGCGGACGCATGCACCACAAGAAAATTCTAATTAATCCCTGCTGCAAGATACTTATTAACGATCTAAAGCGAGTCGAGCAAAATAAACTTACGTTTGAAAAGATAAAAGACAAAGAAGGGAAGTTGACACATGCGTCCGATACGCTAGACTATTTTGAAGATTACGAATTTACTATTTATAACGATAGGAAAACAAAAACAATTCAACTATAAGAGGATTCAATGGCGCTAAAAGATAAAAGAAAAGAACTAATAGAGTACATAAGAAATAACAGCGAGTACCTTAAGTACAACGCCGACGCTTACGACATTCTTCAGGGCGGGTTAAAAAAATACGTCGAAGAAATTATGCGCTCTGCTTTGTCCGCTGAGTATTTTTCTAAGATTCAGCACCGACTTATAATTGTTAATATCTTGGAAAAATATATCAGCAAAGTTTCCATTGCATATGATAACCCGCCAACCAGAACGGCCGCATTGGGGCAAGAGCAGTATCAGGAAATAATTGATTACTACGTCAGCACGTTTAATCTAAATAAAAAAATGGGCGTTGCGGATTCTTATTCTCACCTATTTAAAGGATTCGCGCTTGAGCCTTACCTTGATAATGAAAAGCCAAAACTGAGAGTCATGCCTTACGATAGGTTCCTGCCTTACTCAGACAATAACTTCGATCCAACCAGCGAGACGGTCCTAATTAAATTAATGGGCGAGGTCACGAAGGAAGTTATTGGAGTTAAAAATCAGATAACACAACAAAAATATAAATTATATTACACATACAGCGCGGAAGAATTTGATGCCTTTACAGACGACGGCGAGACATATGCTCCGGCGCTTGCTGACAACGAGGGCATTAACGACTTCGGAGTGATACCGATCACCTACGGGAATCGAGTAGAGAATGAATTGCTACCGACGCAAGACACTGACATTTTATCTATGACAAAAATAATGCCCGTAGTTCTTTCTGATCTAAGCGGCGCGATTTTATTTCAATGTTTTTCCATCATCTATGGCGTTGACGTTGACTTTGAAAACGCAACCATTTCTCCCAACGCTTTATGGTCAATGAAGTCTGACAAATCTACAGACAAGAATCCAATCATCGGGATACTTAAGCCAGAGGCAGACATTGAAAAGGTGAAAGAATTTATCTTATCAGTATTTATCTTATGGCTCGATACTAAGGGCGTTCGCGTCGGCTCGGTTGGCGCTGTTAATAATGCCAATGTTGCGTCCGGCGTTTCTAAGGTCATGGACGAGATGGACGTTCAAAGTGTTGTAAAGAAATCCATTGATTGGTTTGTGCAAGATGAAAAAGAATTCTGGGCAAAGATGATTCCAATTCACAATCACTGGGTTGACATGCAAATTGTGAAAGGATTCTCTAAGCTTCCCGAAGACCTCACTGTCATTGTTAAATTTCCAGAGATGGTGGCCGTTAGATCAAGAAAAGAATTAATCGAAGAAAAGAAAATAGAAGTTGATTCAGGCTTTAAGTCGCGCAAGAAAGCAATGATGGAATTAAACCCAGACATGAGCGAGGAAGATTTAGCGACAGAACTAGAATTAATAAAACTAGAGCGATCAAACACTGGGCAAGCGGACCAAGTAGTAAATGGCCAGATTTAAACCGTACTTTGAAATTGATATACCAAAAGAATATCGTCCAGACGAGCGCAGAGCTATTGCTGCGGAAATAATTGATCTGATAATAACTCGCACAGAGTCTGGGCTGGATAAAAATAACATTGCGTTTGGAAAGTATTCTAAAAAGTATGCAATTGAAAAAGGTCAGACAAATGTAGACTTAACTTTTAGCGGACAAATGTTGTCGGAAATAAAATTGCTTATGGAGAAGTCCGGCAAGATTCGCATCGGCATAAACAATGAAGCCATTCTCGGGAAGGTTGAGGGCAACGTCCTCGGCACCTACGGCAACTCGTCCGCGGTAACAAGGGGCAGGGATTTTCTAGGGATCAGGCAAGAAGATTTAAACCGGTTGCTTGAAAACTATCCGGTTGACGATAAAGAGGAGCGCACTGAAAGAGTTATAGACTTACTTGCCGCTGACATTGTGGCGAGAAATATAGTTCTCAGTGCAGGATTTCAAAAGAGTGATCTTGATGAGTAAGAACGAAGAAAAAATAAAAAGAAAGATCGCTGAGTTTAGCAATATAAAAGAAATATATATTAAGTCTGATCGCTTTAAAGAAGTAGCGGACAATGCCCTGGAAAACTTTATCAAAAGAGTCAGGCGTGGACTAATGCCCGACCTTGGCGCTATTCCGAAACTGGAATCAAAAGAATATATTAAGTTAAGAAAGCTTTTTTCTTTTCAGCTAGGCGAATTGGGCAAGGTAAATAAATCAAACGCCACGGCAACGGGACAGATGCTCGAGGCTATGGCAAAAGAAATAACCAGCACAGGATTTCAGTTAATGGTTAAACCAAGCTCAAGGGCTGGCGAGCTTGGCGACAGAAAGGTAAAGCTAAATAATAAACAGGTCGCCGACTACTACCGCAAGAATAGAGAAATTTTTGATTGGTCTAAACCAGAAATAGAAAGAATAGTTAGAGAAATAAAAAGGGACTTATTAAAATTAATTAGGTCTGTCAAATAATATTGACATTCCGCAAAACACAAAGGAGCATAAAGTGAGTGAGAATATCGTAGGCGGCGGTGCCGACCTTGAAGCCAACGGCGGTGCCGGACCAGGTGAAGATAAAATCAAAGACAAAGACAAGGCTTTCGAAGCTTTAAAAACTGAGAAAAAAGCCTTAGCAGAAAAAGCATCTCGGCTTGAACTTGAATTAGGGAAGATTCAGGAACAGAACAAGCTCAAGGAAGAGGACGCGCTAAAACAGAAGGGCGAATATAAAGCTCTTTATGAACGAGTGCAGACCGAGAAAAAAGAACTGGATGAGAAAGTTAAGGAAAATGAAAAACAAAAATTAAACTTAAGGAAAATCGACTTGATTTTAAAAGAAATAGGACCGCTGCAAAAGCCCGAATATTTCAACTTCGTTGAGCTTGATCGTATTCCGTACGACGAGACAACGGGTGACATTGATCTAAACATCGCCAAGCAAGTTGCTTCTGATTTTGTGAAGAATTATCCTGAGCTAGTCAGAAAGAAAACAGGCTCTATGCCAGGCAATGCGCCTAGTCCGAGCAATACGACAACGCTTACGCTTGAGAGCTGGAAGAAATTAGGAACATCAACGGAAATGAGAGCAAGACATAAAGAGATCGTGAAAAAATAAACTGTAAATAAACAATGAGGTTTTAGATGACAGCTACACTCGTACAAGAATTATCAGCACAGGCGCAAGAAGTATGGTCTCCATTGATTGCAATGGAACTAAGAGAAGAAATCCTTTTACCAGGATTAGTTTCAAAAGAATACGCTGGATCAATTAAACAACAATTTGATACCGTAAAAGTGTCAATGATGAATCAACTTACTGGCGCAATCAAAACGATTGGCGTTAACCATGAAGTATACACTCCGGAAAAAGTTGTAATGTCTCAGGTAAACGTTGTTGCCGATACAATTATCGACGTATCAATCGAGCTAGACAGCTTAGTCGATTTGCAAACTCAATTAGGTTCACCAGAAGGCAAGTCTAAAATCAGAATGGCTTTAATGAACGCGCTTGAAAAGAAAACAAACGAATATTTATACGGAAAAGTTGCTCCAAGCTTATCTGCTCCCGATCATAGCGTTGCTGCCGTTGCAACAATGGACGCCGCTGCCCTTCTTGGAAATAGACTTTTAGCCTCTACTGCTAAATGGCCTAAAGATGTTGATTGGATCGGTTTACTTGGTCCTGGTTATTGGAATCATTTTCTTTCTGCTCAAACATTAACAAGTGCTGATTTCATTGGCGCTGATTTGTTAGTGCCAGGCAATAGAAATAAAGCGATCAAGAGATTTGGATTTAGTTTGTTTGAAGATAATTCAGACGCTATGCCAGTAATCGGCGGAACGCTTGGAAGAAATGCCCTTTTCTTTCACCCTGACTGGTTGATCTTCGTTATGCAACAAGATGTTACGATTAAATTGTCAGACCTACATGCCAATAAACAACGCGGCTTCTTATTGTCTGCGGAAATGGTTGTCGGTTCTGCATTAAATAACCAAGGAAGCTTAAAGCACATTGTTAACTACCAAGCTTAATTTTTTAAAAAGGAATAATTATGAAATTTTTATTGGCGCTAGTTTTTTTAATCACAACCGGAGCTACTCAAGCATTCGTGCTTAAGGACTCTCAGACAATCGGCAACGTATTCGGCAACAGCAGAGAAATCGTTAGAGTGATCTATGATTTTTCAAAAGATGCAGGAGCAACAGGCGACTATACGATGTTGACTGCTTCGAACGACGTGCTAGTAAGAATGATCGGATCAAAAGTAATCACTGCCGCCGCTGGAGCATCTGCTACCCTTGACGTCGGTGTTGGATTGACTGGTCAAGAATACGAAGCGGCTGGACTTGTTGCTACTTACTCACTAAACGCTTTCGTGGCCGGCGACGTTGCCGGATTTACTAAATTAAGCAGCGGATCAATTCTTAACCTTGGCGTTAATACTGCCGCTCTTACTGCTGGTAAAATTGAATTTATCTTTGAAGTAGTTAAGTTTTAATTTTAAATTAAATTGACTTGAAATGCCCTATCTTAAAACGGTAGGGCTTCCATTGGAAAAAAAATGAGAAGTCCAATAGAGCACAACTTTAGTTTAAATCAAGGCGAAACTCTAAGTGAAAGCTTTTTAGTTTACGACGACATTGCCCAGACTGTTGCGCATGACTTTACGGGGCATACGATAAGGTCCCAAATGCGACTAGATGCATTCTCGACTAAGGCGATTAACCTCTCTCCAACTATTGTTGGTAATTTAATTAATATCACGCTTTCCGCTGCCCTAGGTCTAGCGATACCTATCGCTCAAAATAATAAATCAATTGATTATAGTTACGATATTTTAATCACCAGAGCCGACTTATCCGTTTACTCTTTTGCCAAGGGAATTATAAAAATTTACGCTGGCGTTTCTCGTGTCTGATATTGTTAAAGTTGTCGTCACGGCAGACACGCCCACTGTTGTTGTGGTCACGACAGGCACGCCCACTGCTGTTGCTATCTCAGAGGGCATACGAGGAGCTACTGGAATTACCGGAGCAACCGGACCGACTGGGTCTACTGGATCGACGGGACCGACGGGACCGACTGGACCGACTGGACCGACTGGACCAACAGGACCAACAGGACCAACAGGACCCGCCGCCACTTTTTCTTTTTCTATAAAAAATCAATTATCATATACGCTGATTAACTCCGACGATGCCTTAGAGAATCAATTTCAAGGTGCTACTTTTTTATTAC